GTCGACGTCCAACCGGGCTAAAAAATTTCCCAATCACCAAAGCCAGAATGACTTTGATAATTGCTACATAAAAATATAGCTGAACGCAATAAAGAATTAACTAAATAGCATTTTTCAAATCATTCCTGACTTTAAACTCACATATCAATATAAAAATATACAATATACATTGTGAGATCCGACATCGACCATCGGATTTTATTTGCATTTTATAGTCTGCCGACTTAGTGCAACTTAAGGAGCTGCAGGAGTAGAAGCATAAATGTACATAGTAGGTACATTCATAAAAAACACAGGAGAGTAGTCCAAACCTACTTCAAACATCAATCTCATTATGTCAAAAGCTGCATGTTCTGCTCGCGAAGTGTGCTTGATATTAGTATATCGCAAAGCATCGTCTGTATCAATACCCGCTTTCCCCAAAACTCTATGTTCTGGGGCTGTAGGCAAAAACGAAAATATACTATATTGTGGTGCATTGACTGCCATACCAGTATTCGTCTTTTGATTAAGCAAAGCTGCTCCTGCACAAGTAAATTCATTATTCGCAAAGTGCCGAGCCATGCTGTTGACTGTAAACGTTGCCAAATTGGTCGAAGCCAAAAGATAATTAGCTGCTACCAAAGTGGTCTTTGGTCTTGTAATCATAAACGAAACACAATCGCTAGTATCATAATCAATCCTCCATGTAAAAGATCCTCGTTCACCAAGAAAACATGATGACAACATATGATATGGAGTATTATTGACAAAATTATATGGAGCATTGCCAGCTGCAAGCTGTTTCACTGCAGAATGTATACCATTTGGATCATATCCCCTAAATATTGGTCTTCTATTCATTGTAGCAACACGCCATGTATCTTGAGCTATGCTATCAATTAAATAAGTAACAACAGATTCATTAGCTCTCATAAGTAAACTACGTAAATTAGACACCTTTTCACCAAAGTAAACCAAATTCACATGAGGATCTACAATACTATGACCACCAAAGGTGACCTCAGTAATATCATCCAAACCATTTTGTGAAATTAGCCCGCTTTGTACTGTAAAATAGTGCAAATTTGCAGGAGGCTCACAAGGAGCTGCAAACTCCAAGTTTTCACCACCGCGAACAGTAACCAAAACAATAATATCAGCAGAAGCTATTGGCGAAGTCTGTGGATTACAAACACGAACCGTTAAAATCCCATTGACATAGTCTTGTGTATCTACAGCTAAAGGTGATGTGCCATAGATTGTTGCTGTTAAATCACTAGGCGATTTGTGATAAGCTGTTCTCTGACAATAGGGAACACGCAATGACACAGTAGTTGTGTCTGCTATGTCAATTATTGTCGTGAAAACTTCTGTTGAAGAATCTGTCGTATTTGCGACATCCCCTACGGGATCCCAAGAAATTCTTAGTCTCCCCTTATGGTATTGCGTACACACTATCTTCAAATCAAATATTATGTCTCCTCTCCAGTAATTAAACATATTAGCCACCAACCACATTGGCGTTCCATTGACAAGAGTTTGCCCGGTTCCAGCAGTTAATGAAGAGAGGAAAGGGGTCACATACGAATTCCAAAGAAGAGTATTATTAGTTGCGGCTGCAGTCCACGTAAATTGTGTTAAATAAGCTGAGCGTTGTACAAAAGAAGATATTAATAATGGATCTACAGACACATCCCCAATACATTTATTATTTATGGTTAACTCATTTTTAGAATCAACACACAATCGCTCTGTACACTCACTGACATCAGACACTGCCAATGCATGGAAAGGTAAGTTTTTCACAGGTTTGACATCATCTAGTACAGGTACCTTAGTATAACCAAACAATGAAGCTATGTTTGACACAGCTCCAGCCGCCACAGATGTAGCTGTCATAAAGGGACCAATAACTGGAGTGTCACCAAGTAATCCCGTTGCACGTGCTACCGCACTAGCGGGTTTACTTATAACACCTTTTCCGTACTCTTCACCAGACTGAACCGCTAAGCTAACTGTCAAACCAGCTAACTCAACATCCTCAGCCCATGCATAGACTTTTACATCAATAGATGTACCGACTGTACCATTAGCTGAACGCAAGGGAGTAAAAGAGTCAACTGTGATTCTACCCATATTAGTAAGATGCGTAGCAGAAGTCAAGGGTAACCATTCGCGGTGATAAAGAAAGGGTAAAACCATTTCTCCTGCTTCCCCAGTCTGAGGATAAACAATAAAGTGAGGTCTTTGCGAATACGCTGTTTCTATCTGCGTACCAGCATTAATTCTTGACGAATCAAACTCAGCAGCTAAAGGAGCATATGAATATAAAATAGCACCATAATAAAACGGTGAAGCATTGACAACCACTTTTATGTGTAAATTACATCTTATAAAGGCATAATTATCTATTTTCTTCTTGATTGAAGTGTTATTGAAATACAAATGCCATGGATTAAAACCATCTATGATATTCGCTCCAATAGCCATATTATTTGTATAGATATTTACAGGTCGAGACAAAAACTCAGATAAATTTGCATTTCTTGAACCCGTAGGCTTATACAAACCAGACGTTACTGGTCGCATCAATGTCTTAACAGGCGCTTCATCATCGAAAGTAACATTGACTTCAGTAGTTGTTGATGTGTTTAGAGCAGCTCGTTCTGGAAGTTCACCAGACTGAGGTCGCAGATTCAAACAATCCACATCCTCTGACGCACTAAACTCATCGGTGCATTTATTTCCAAATGCGTAAATAGACACTTTTTTAGGAAAAGTGACAAAAACCGTAGAAAGGCTAGAGTTACTAATGGTGTTATGGACAAATAGACCTGCATCTTTACAACCATTCGGTAGACTTACTATCATAAGTCTCAGCCTCGCTGCCCACACTACGAAAATTTGTGTGGACGCATCATTACAACGGGGCATCCATGCAGACACAAGCGCTACGCTTGTGATTTTGATATTTTTGAAATACTGATAAAGAAAGGACAACATTCCAAATCCATTTATAGAGCGCCAAAATAAATAAACATCGCTCTTTCTCCGCTTTATTTCATCAAGTGATATGTATCCAGATTGGACACCAAAACACTCTTCGAAAGTGAAACACTTACTAGAACTCTTTTTAAATCTCAAGCAGAGTTCATCATAAGTGGGAAAAGTTTCTTTATTGACATAATGTTGCCATCCTAATTTTTCAATTAAACCAACCAACATTTGTCGCTTTTCACGAAATACATCTTCTCCATAGAAAAAATATTCCTGCAAAGCTGTACAGATCACAGAAACTCCCTGGTATTCTTCTGTAACAGCTTTCGATTTGACCCAGACCATCAACATTTTTTCAATAGAGTCATGATCTAAAGGTCCCATTCTACATCTTAAGTTCTCATCATATCTCCACTTTCGTTTCAAAAAAGAACTATCATCAATATGTATAAAAGGTTTACTCTCTTCCTCTTTATCGGCCATAGTGTAAACTATACCTATCTCCGCAAATGCTTGTGCAATACTCGTATGATTGAACCAATCACAATCAATATGTACAGACATTATATTATCATCACCATACGTCATCAGTGATACTTTAGTCCCAAATGTAGTAACCTCTCCATTAGGATTCAACAGATAATATACATACCGCATACGCAAAGAATTGACGATACTATTAAGAATTACAGTAAGAGGATTGCCTGATGGATTAGAACCATATAGCTGTATCAAGTCACCATTAAAATCAACGATCGCAAATGCAGTATCTTCAGCTATACCCCTTATCACTGTAATATCATCAGACGAATAATTACCTGATAATTCACAATAATGAATAATAATATCAAATGCTGCTAAAATCTCTTTAGGACTCATTTTCTTATCATACGCTTTATAATCTCCGGCTACAATTCTATCAACCCCATGGAGTGACAAGTAATCATAGATCTCTTGCCACTCTAATGATTGAGCAACAGTACCAGGAGCAGCCTCGAAAGCAAACCTTTCATTTTGTAGCAATCTACAGAAAGATAAAAGATATTTACGTACCACAACGCACCAATCAAATGGTGCTCCAGTGAATACGCGCGTTTTCTTTTCCCGCGCTTTTTTAAAAGTTACAGGTTCATCTTTCAAATGGGCACAAAAATTAGGATTACATCTTGTGCCAGATAAGTAAGTTTTAATTATTAAATCTATACGATCATTAATTTCCTTAAATGAGATACACACTGGATCCATCATACCATGATCTGGCGGTATGGATTTCAAAAAATATTTCTTTGATTTCTTCCACGGATTTCCAGCGCTAGTATTACGATTAATTTTATCAATATAAGCAACCTGCGCACCATTAATGGCTGTAAAATCATCTAAAACCATCAACATGCTTAAATTATCTTTGTCCAACACTCGTTCAACATCGTTAACATAACCTTGCATGCACATGTTCAATATACTTGTATTAAGTTTCACAGGCTTAACTAAATCCAAAGCAGCAATTCGCCAGGGTTCATATGACATCATCTCAGGCTGTGTATACTTTTTCTTATAAGTTCTTGGTAACACTCTACTCATTGGCGTATCAACAACCCTCGATTTACTCTTTCCACGAAAATCGTTGAAAGAACCATAGATGTCAGCATTTCCACTATTTATGTATCTAAACACTGATTTCTTATGTAAATCACCAATAGGTCGCTTGACTGATTCTGAACTTATCAAATCCATATCACCTGATTGTATATTAAAATGTGATAGTTTTGTATAGATTTGGTCTATAAAGGCCCCATCTACAGCATTAGCATACACATCACATTTAGTTCTTATATCAATCAAAAAATGAATTCCCAAAATAGCATATCCATACTCGCTTTGAACAAGCATGGGAGCTCCACAATCGCCATCAAGCGTTTCCTCATCGGAAATGCCCTTCCAGCAGATTAGTTCAGCATCTATTGAACTTTTTGGAAATTTGTATTTTTGCTTTCTTACCATCTGAATATTCTTAATATTATATGTTTTAACTTCACCGGATACATTTCTCGAAATATAAACACCATTGAAAACGGCAGTATCTGCTTCTCTTAGAAAGTATTGAGTTATTTTCTTTTTAGGAGGTAATTCTCTAATGGTAATAAATGCAAGATCTCTTTCTGGAACCCTAAATATATCACTTTCGCTTAAAACTATATCAATATTTGAGGTTAAACCTAGTCGACTTGATTGAATTAAAGTACAACTCGTGTGATCAGAACAGTCAGGGAGGTTATGATTATTCGTCACATAAATATGACCGCCTAAACATAATAGTTTACCCACCCGACTTAATCCAGTCTCTTTAACTGGTGTAGCTATAAAGACGACATTTTGAGAAATTTTTCTCTTAAAATCATCAAAACTCACACTTTTTGAAGAACTACTCTCACGCGTAAAATTTGCACTAGTCAATTCCATAGCATTATTATACCACACATTTTCTCTACCATCCTTTTCAGGCACAGGTCGAGTTCCAATTGATTCTGACAAATCGCCTTGAGGTTTCAATGTATTTTTTGTAACATAATAAACTCCCAAAACGGCAGCGACAACTGAAGCCAAAGCTGATATAGCTTTATAATTTCCAAAAGTACTCTTTACTTTTTCGCCCATAACTGACCAAAACTCAGGTTTACTTATGACCATGACTCTTTCTAAAATTTCTTCGCGTTTTTTCACAAAATCTTGCTTAACAACACACATTTTAAGATAAGATTTATGTAGAGTTTGTATGCAAAGAAAATCAATGTAATAAAGAAAAGCGGAGATGAGAACAATAGCTGTTATCCATTCTCTCATAAACACAAATCCACTTCGGGGTCCTAAGCATGACATATCCACATCTCCACTTTGTGGTCGTAAATTTTCACAAGACGAACCAGGAAGAAAACAACATTCACATAGTTTTTCCTCTAGATCCTCCTCAATTATAATTCGATTATCACACAAAGAATCAGGAAGATGACAACATAAACAAATCTCTTCAGCCTCCATTTTAAGAATGCATTCTTCAACCTTTTTCTGATCTCTATTGAATTTCTCTATGGCATTATGAAGCCATTTCAATAATTCTTTAGTAGAAAGATTTTCATGTACTTTTACTATAGTTGCATATACACGTCCTTGCGAAGCAGGTACAGGCACAACCATATCTACATCAAAAAACCACAATTCAGGATAAGGATCATTAGCGTAAATATTTTCAGTACATAACATTCCTTTATCATCCAAAAATTCTCTTTTTGGTTTTGGTGTTATGATAAACGGAAATCTCCTTTGTACGGCAGACGGACATGAAAAATAAGCATATGCATTCAAATTCTTTACATTTGTAGTTGCAACAACCAACTTACCCCTAAATGGAGTTTTACCTTTAGCTTCTAATGAAGCCTGATTAGGACAAAAAGATTGATTATTCATCACTTGGATAACACTATCTAACGATTTTGAATCTTTCAAATCAGGATGTTCATTTGCCACGTCATCCAACATCAGTGTATGACATGATGAAACAAAACCATCCCAAAATTCAGAAGCTGGATTCAAAGTATATCGAAACTCGGAAGCTGTTGACAAACCTTCATGTTTAGCAAAATAAATGCATATCATAAGGGCAACTGTTGTCTTTCCAACTCCAGAGTCACCGTAAATCAATACTCCAAATGGTGCTTTCCTGTTTTTCCGGGCTGCAGATCTGGTATTTAAGTCATCACGCATCATGAGCATTCTGTTAAGCGTTTCCTTAACTACCAACTTTTCTTGACCATTAAGACAATGAGCATATTTATTAACACTCGTTAATTTTTCAATAACATTATCAAGGTCAGATCTAAACCCGCTCTCTGTGAACCCATGACTTTCTGGATCATTCAACAAAGGTTGCTTGCGAGTGAGCTCTCGACACATATCGTAAATCTTCTTATACTGTCCACCAGAATGGAAAATCGTTGAATAATCGCCAGATACATAAACTTGATAACCTCTCTCAGCTATAAACAACAATGTTTCACATAAGACATAGAAAAAATCAGTAACATTACTATATTTCTTCCTCATTGCTGCTTTTTCCAGAGCTGAATAATTCAGAAAATCTAAATTTATACCCATTTTTTCAAATATTGATAAACTCATCATATACAAGCAACACTGATGTAGCTTTGAAAAGATTGGACTAGCAAATATATTCTTCGCACCATTTAAACAGGCTCGCGCTTTATCAAGATTATCTTCAAATGATTGAACATTCATCTTATCGAGTATACCAAGCAAAAATGGTAGTGCCCTATCTCGCAATGTATGATATGTAGACTCATTAAATCTTAGTTTCATAAAATTAGTACATGCTCGTATTATTATATCTATACGAGTCATCCCTACTACAGTCTCAGTAGCATATCTTACGAAATGAACTAAATCATCAATTAATTTACATATATATTTTTCATTGAAATATACAGCTACTTCTGGAGACTTTACAAACTTATTTATGATATATGTCATTATATCAACAGATTGTGGAGCCAATATTGATTTCTTTTTCTTCTTTCTAGAAATAATTACAATATCCCCGAAAACATTAGTACAGGTTTTAAGATTATCCTTAACTTTATAGGGTCTTAATCTCCTTTCATGTTCTGGGATCATATCTTTCAATGATAAACCACACCTTTTAATGTTAGGAAAGACATTACACTTTTCAAATCGTTGCAATCTTAATAACCGAGGTCTTGTAACCCGGAGAATCTCTAGCATGATTTGATGTTGTACAACCAAACTATCAGCCAGACCATCAATAAAAACATATTCATCGATGACATCATAAAAAGCATCAAGAGGCACAGTATTAATCGCTAAAGTAAGCATAAAATGCCCTCTACTTGTAGGTAGAGAATTCAGATAGTCATTAACTAACACGTTTCTAAAATGGTACATATCCATCCTTTCAATAGTGTAGGTAAAAGCTAAACAACGTCCATAATTTGCCTCTGAGCAAGCACCATTCCTATCAAAAGCAAAAACGTAGATAAGCTTATAAACTTCATCAGGCAACAAACCCATCAAAATTGAAAACTTACACTTCACAGTATATTTTTCAATCTTATGTTCTGTGCCCTTTTCTTTTTCTTGGAAATCCTCACATTGTGAGATATTACACAGGGTAGTATTTAAATTTATACTTTTGTTTTTTTCAAAAGTTTCTCGTATTAAATTTAATGTCATATTTGTTATAAAGAACGGTTGTCAACGAGAGAATCTTACAACCATAAGATTCTATAATCCGTTTAGCACACTTTTATTAGTGAAACTACTCGTAATACTGTATAGCCTTGTTATTTCGTAAGTTAATTTTCCTGTTCATTCAAAATCGGGGTTACAATAGTGAACTACCGGGATCTTCATACAAAATAAGGATCTATATCGGAAAACAATAAGATCTATAGCTCGCAACACAAGTGCTACACTTGTGAGTTTGATATTTTGACATAAGAATCAAAATAAATAAAAATTCTTAAACGCACACAACATCAACAAAACATAGATTTAAGACAAACATATAACAACATCAAAACACAAATGATGTTGCAGAAAAATATAAAATTTAAAAATAAAATATATATAACAATATCATTGAAGATATTGCAGAAACGACACAATATTTACATATAAGTAGTAAATTGTTCAGAAACGAAACTATCTTCTCTTACAAAAAGAAGATAGGAGACGAATTGATAATTAATGATAATAAGTGACAAAAAACAACATAATTACGGCCGTGTATACGAAGTATTAAAAGTGACCAGATTGAGACACACGGAGTAACCGCATGTCTGACCTG